GCGTCTGGCCCAGGATGTAGCGCTTGATCTGGTGGCCGAAGTATTCGGTCAAAATGTCCTTCAGGGCCTGGGCGCCCGACATGCCCGGCTCGATCCGCTCCACGCCGTAGGCCAACCCCTCGGCGCCCACCGGGCGCGGAACCAGGATGATGTTCCGCCCCTGGCCGATCCGCTCCTGGGCGGCGGTGCGGGCCTTTTCCTCGGCCTCGGCGTTCCCGTAGGGGTAGTACCAGATCTCGATCCCGAAACCCGAGCGTTCTAAAAACTCCATCAACCAGGCCAATGCCTCCTGCTTCTGATACCAGGTCCAATAGATCCGCGAGCGGATGCCCACGCCGTGGATCCGCCCGGCCGAGAGCGGGTCTTCGTACTCGCCGTCCTCGATGATGTGCTGGTGGACCGTCAGCAGGTCCCGCTCCCAGGGCTGAAGGAAATAGGCCAGGCCCCAGTCGGTCGGCTCGATCCGCTCTTGGTGCTCGCGGCGCCAACGGCCGTCCTGCTTGCCGGTCTGCCCGCCGCCGACGCGGATGCCGAGCCGCTCCTCTTCCAGGTGGTCCCCATTATTGTCACCGTCGCCTGACAAAAACTTCCAGACCAGCTTGTCGCCGTGGATGGGCCGCCACTGGGCCACGCCCACGTACTTCCGCCCGTCGATCCACTGCCAGCGATAGAGGTTCTCCACGGCGTAGCGGCCGTACCAGATCGCCCCCAGCAGACACTCCCGGTACTTGGTGAAGTAGGGGATCCGCTCCAGCAGCCTGGTCACCGCGTCGCGGAGTTCGGCTTGACGCGGATCGTCCTCATCGTCGACCTCGATGTGCCAATCCAACAGCGCGGTGGAGCGTTGCCGCTGCTCGACGCACTCCATCACGCCGGCGTCGTTGCGCATGTAGCGGGCGTTTTCCAGCGAATCGCGCAGGGCCTCGTCACTGGGCCGATAGACCCGCGCCCCGCTCCAGGCCATGGCCTGAAAACTGACCACGTGCGGCACCACCGGCTGAGAACCCCCCGGTGCCATGCCGGGGATCTTCCGCGCCGGGTCGATCCGCTGGACCCCTTCCTTGGTGATCGCCGTAATCGCCGTGCCGGACATCTTCCATGACTCCTTTCCTGTTAGTGGTTAGTGGATAGTGGTTAGTGGTTAGTGGTTAGCAGTTAGTGATCAGTTATCCACTATCCACTAACCACTATCCACTATCCACTATCCACTATCCACTATCCACTATCCACTATCCACTATCCACTATCCACTATCCACTATCCACTATCCACTATAACACTCCCACCGGCGAAAGCGGCCGGACTACGGCCAAGGGTCGCTTGCTCTGGACCCATTGCCCGCCGGGCCAAGCGTCTCGCCCGCCTCGGTCAAGGTCGCTTTGCGTGGCACGTACCCGCCGGGGACGCCCACCAGGGCGTAGTCTTTCTGGTGTCCGGAGATCGTACCCCGGATCCGCAGGTGATCCCAGACCCAGCCGCCCTTGCTGGCAGCCCGCTCGAGGTCCAACGCCAGTTCCGGTTCCACATTGTCGTAGCGGTACAGCGGTCCCGGCCCGCCGCGGGCACCATCGTCGCCGTGGTCCAGAAAACGGATGTAAAGGACGGCCGCCTCGTAGTCGTAACTGTAGCTGTGGACGTTGCTGCTGGCGACCTGGACGAACTCGCCGGTCAACAGCGGGTGGTCGGGCCGCAGTCGCTTGACCTGGCCGCCGGCCATCGGCACGTCCACCGTCTTGCGGCCCGGACGCTGCTCGATCCCCTCGGGCAATCGCGGCCGTTCCCCGGGTTCTTCGCCCGGCGGGATCACCGTGTAGCCGAGCGATTCGAGGTACTGCTCGCCGGGCGAGACTACCCTGTAGCCGAGCGCCTGGAGCTCGGCGATCTGCCGCTGGATGCGGTCTTCGTCCGTCTCGCCGGGCGGGATGACCTGGTAGCCGAAGGCCTGCAAGAAGCGGATGGCCGCGGCGAACTGGCGGGCCAGCGGACCCTTGGCCGGCACGCCGGTGACCGGCTCGGCCAGCAGTTGCAGCAGTTCGCCCAGCGGGCCGAGTTCTTCGAGGAAGAGCTTGACCGCCTCGGGCGCGGAGGAACCGCCCCGGGCGTAACGCTCGATCATGCGAACCACGCCACCGAGTTCGGAGCCCACGGCCGCCCGCAACATGGCCCGCGGGCCCCCACGGGCCGCCTGGGCCAGCCGCTTGACGACCGCCCCGCCGGGCAATTGCCCCATCACTCCGCCGCCGGCCGGGCGACCCTTGGAAATCCGGGACACCTCCCGCGCCACCTGTCCCAACGGAGTCCGTTGGAACTCGGCCAAGGCATTCCGCTGCAACTGGCGGAAGGCGTGTTGAAACAGTTGCTTCGGTCCTGGAGCGATCATGGTAGTGGTTAGTGGTTAGTGGTTAGTGGTTAGTGGTTAGTGGATAGTGGTTAGCAGTTAGTGATCGGGTATCCACTATTCACTATCCACTATCCACTATCCACTATCCACTACTTCGTTCGTCGAAACCGTACTCCGTGTTCTCGCCCGCGGGCGCGGTAGGTCATCGAGCCGGGTGCCCGGCCCACGTGCCGTTCCACCGAGTAGACCATGTAGCGCAGGGCGTCCACGCAGTCGTCGTCGCGTTTCAGCGGCCGCGGCGGGGCCAGTCGCCCGGTGGGCTGCTTTTTGCGGTCCCAGCGGTATTTGCGCATCTGTTCGATCAGGTGCGTGCAGCGCCGCGAAATCACCAGCCGCGGCCGGCCCGTGGACTGTTGGACCTTCAACAGCGAGCGAATGCAGTCGATCGAGTCCAGCACGTCTTTTCGCGCTCCCTGGATCGGGCAGCCCCAGGCGGCGAACTGGCTGATCGCCAAGGGGTTTTCGGTGTCGGCGTAGGTGGGCGGCTCGACGGCCAGGTCTTGGCTGATCCGCCGGATCTCCCGCCAGTGGTCGGCCAGCGTGAGGTCCTGTCGGTTGCTCCAGTACTCGGCCAGAATCGTCCAGTCGCCCCAGTCGGTCCGCCGTCCCCAGAGGCAGACCAGCGGGTGTTCGGCGCTGGCCCCCCAGTCGATCCCGCAATAGACGCGGCCCGCTAAGCCGCCAGCGGCCTGGTCATCGGCCGGCCGCGAAAGATCGACCACGTGCACCGCCGGGTTGAACGTCTGGAAGATGGTCCCTTCGTAGACGGCCAATGCGCCGGTCAGCCGCGTGGCCCGCATCTCGTCGGGCACGGCGGCCAAAAAGCTGGCCAGCCAGTCCTCGGCCACGGCCCGGTTCCGCTGGGTGTTGAGCCGATAAAAACCCCAGCCCGCCGGCGGATCGTCCCAGAGCCGCTCCAGTTCGATGCACAATTCGGGATCGATGGGGGTGAACTCGGCGATCTGCCCGCCGGGGAACATGTATTCGCGGCAGCCCCGCAACACTTCCTGAAACACGTCCCAGGTGAATTGTTCGGAGAGCCAGAAGCCGCCGATCGAGCGGGCTTGGAGGTGCTTTCGCCCCTGCTCGTAGGATTTCAGTTCCAACAGCCAATTGGCCTCCGGCCGGCCGGGCCACGGCTTCAAGGGCACCTGCATGGGCCAGCCCAGCGAACTGTTCAGCCAGCGGACCCGCGACCAGTCCACCTCGCAATCGGGGATGTGCCGCCGGCCGTGGAGTTTCTCGCCCCAGCAGACCGAGCAGACCTGTTCGTAGGTGTTGGAGACGATCCAGAAGGGCGTGTCGCGTCGGGGCGGCGGCTGGTCGCGCAACAGGAACCGGGCCGCTTTGGCCGCCGCCGCTTCCGTCTTGCCCGAGGCATTGCCGCCCAGCAGGAAGGCCACCGCGTCGCGGGACTCGTAGAAGGCCGTCTGCTGGTCGAACAGGTCGGGGCGGTCCTCGCGCGGCCGGAACTCCAAAAAGGCCGTCCCGGCGGCCTCGGCCAACAGCGGATCGACTGCTAGCCGGCCGGCGAGCCGTTCGATCCGTCCCGCGAACCGTCCGGCTTGTCCGGGCGCGATGCCGGGGAGCCGTCCGGCTTGTCCGGGCGCGATGTCTGCCGCTGCGCATTCCATTGCAAAAGCCGCTCCGCCTTGAGCCTGAGTTGATCCACGTCCACGCCGGCCAGGCGGACCTCGCCCCGGCCGGTATGTTCCAATTCTACCCGTTCGCTGTAGCCCCGGTCACGCCCCAGCGTCTTCAGCAGGAAGATGATCGCCGTGAGGTTGCCCCGCTTGACCTTCTCGATCAGCTTCCCCTCGGCCAGGTCGATCAGCCGCTGCCGGGCCGCATCGAGGGCCTCTTGCAGGGCCGGATTCCCGCGGATCCGCCGGTGGAGGTGCTCTCGACTGCACCCCAGTTTCTCGGCCGCCTCGACGACTCGCCCGGCGGTCGCCTGGAGCGCTTCGACGATCGCCTTCTTGGACAGTCTGGCCATCCGTGGCTACCCCCTTTTTTTTAGGTGTGACATTTGTGGCCTTTTTTCACTACCGTCGAGGGGAGTCCGAACTACTCCAAATACCGAGACCGAAAGGCCACGCCGGCCACGATCGGCA